TCGCTAGACCAAAAAGACCCTCGTGAAAAAGTTTTTATGATGTTGACAACGCTTAAAGCTGTTAAGCAACACATAGAAAATGTCGTTACTGATGGTAAATTAGCTGACGACACCTTAAACCAACTATGACCAAGCATTTAGCAGTCAAAAGGAGAAAAACATGACAGACGACAACCCTAAAGGGAACGACCCTATCAACATGGCGGAAGCCACAAGCCTACTACTTGACAGGCAGGAATCAGAAGATAATCCACAACCGAATCAAGAGGCACAACCAGAAACAGAGGTTGAAGAAACCCCTGATGTAACAGATACAGAAGAACCAACAAGTGAACAACCTGATGAGGCACTAGAAGCTGTTGAGGAAGATGTATCGGAAGAATTAGATGAAGAAATAGTAACCGAAGATGAAACTGAGGAATACGAGGAACAAGAATACTATACTGTAAAGAATAATGGTGTAGAAGAAGATGTTACCCTTGATGAATTAGTTGCAGGTTATTCTCGACAATCTGATTATACAAAAAAGACAACCGATTTAGCTAATCAAAGAAAAGACTTTGAGCAGCAACAACAGGCTCTTTTACAGGAGAGGCAATCTCTCCAGCAAGGTTTACAACAGTTAAACCAGCAGTTATCTGCGGAAACACAAAACCAGCCTACACAAGAATATTGGGATAATCTGTATGAATCAGACCCCTTAGAATATGTGAGGGCTAAAGACAAATTTCGTGACAAAGAGGCGGAACTTGCAAAAGTTCAAGCAGCACAAAATGAACTTGCACAGCGACAAGCATTTGAACAACAGGAAGTTATGAAAAAACATATTGCCGAAGAACAAGTAAAATTGACAAAGGCAATTCCTGAATGGAAAGATGAAAAAGTTGCTGAAATGGATAAAAGAAACATTGTTACTTTTGCTAAGCGTTATGGCTTTAATGAGCAAGAGTTAAACAATGCTACTGACCACAGAGCAATATTAATGCTGCGTAAGGCTATGCTTTATGATGAACTAGAAGCAAAAAAACCGCTTGTTAAGAAAAAAGTTAAGAAAGCACCGAAGATGACGAAATCTGGTAAAAAGATAACAACTACAAAAACTTTGCAAAAAGGAAAGGTTGATAAAGCCTTTAATAAGTTGAAATCAACTGGCAGCATGGATTCTGCTGTTGATTATCTTTTACAAAAATCCAATTAACCATATAAGGAGTTTATAATATGGCAACTTACTTAACCGCAAACGCTGTTGGTGAGAGAGAAGATTTGTCTGATGTAATTACTCGTATTGACCCTGCTGAAACACCAATTTTCAGTAATGGCAAGAAAATTACAACAAGTGGTGTATTCCACGAATGGCAAGTTCAAGAACTTACAGCAGCTTCCGATACTAATTATCAATCAGAGGGCGCAGATTACACATACACTAATCCTACCGCTACAACTAGACTTGGTAATTATCATCAAATTTCTATCCAAGCTGCATCAGTATCAGGTACACTTGATGTTGTTGACAAGGCTGGTAGAGATAAAGAAACAGCTTATGTTAAAGTCTTAAAAGGACTTGAGCAACGCAGAGATATTGAAAAAGCACTTTGCAAAAACGAAGCAAGAGTAGCTTCACCTGAACCAAGAAAAGCAGGTAAAATTAGTTCTTATATAACTAATGTTTCACTTGTTTCTCCAAGTACAACACCAACAGGTGATGGAACAGATGTTTCTGACAAAGCTGGTACTGACGCTGCACTAACTTTAGCAAAAATTGATACTGCAATGAAAGCTGCATACGAAGATGGCGGACAGCCTAATATGCTTGTAGTTTCACCTGCAAACAAAGTAGCTTTTAGTGACTTATCAGGTGGTGGCGTAGCAACACAACAGTTGCAATACACAGCACCAAAAGAAGTAGCTATCGTTGGTAGCGTTTCACTTTATCTTACAGATTTTGGTGAACTAAGCGTTACTATCGACAGACAAATGCCTGATGACACAATATTCTTATTAGATTCTAACCATTATTCTATTGGTTCGTTACCTAATAGACTATTCTCTGTTTCAGATGTAGCACCAACTGGTGATGCAACCAAATTTGCAATAGTTTCTGAGTGGACTTATGTTCCAACAGCACCTAAAGCACATGGCATGGTAACAGACTTAAATACTTAATTTAAGCAAAGGGGGGTATTAAGTACCCCCCACAACTTAGGATTTACAATGAAAAAAATAATTGGTTATGACCCTGTACAGAAAAAAACAACATATTTTCATGGGGGTAATGATGGTCAGCATCATGTTTCAGTAGAACAAGAAACAAAAGACATAATTAAAAAAGCCAAAGATTTAGATATTGATTACAAACCATACAATATCGTAGGTACACAAAAACACATGAGGCAAATCGCAGAAATACCTGCAAACCTCTATTATGAATTATTACATAAATTCGGAGAACCGAAGAAAAACAAAAAAGCATGGTCAAGATGGTTAAATGACCCTGACAACAAATATTTTAGAACAGGTGGCGGAAGTATATAATGGCAACAGATTATTCATCATTAAAGACAGAGATAGCTGATTTTTTAGCTAGAGATGACTTAACGACACAAATTGATACATTTATTGATTTAGCTGAAAGTCGCATATCTCGTGAACTAGAAACTCGGTCACAAGACACACGAACAACTTTAACAACAAGTGCAGATAATGCCTATGTATCGTTGCCAACTGATATGCGCAGTATTCGCAATGTAAAAGTAATGAATAACCCTCGTGTTACATTAAGGTATTTATCACCGCTACAAGTAAAGAAAGAATATGCTACAACAGGTACTGGTTTACCACGAGTTTATAGCGTTATTGGTGATAATTTATTTTTAGCACCAACACCTGACTCAATACTTAACATAGAATTGACCTATAAAGCGTCTGTAAGCTCTTTAAGCGACAGTAACACGACAAATACTATATTGACTCGTTTTCCTGATTTATACCTCTATGCGAGTCTATTTCACGCTTATACATATTTATTAGATGAACAAAGGGCTACACAATACAACGCACTTGTAGAGAACATACTGCAATCAATACGAATTGATGAAGAAAAAGGTAATTATGGCGTAGGTTTAGAGATGCGTGGTGATTATGGGGAAATAAGATAATGATGAATTTTGGTGAATGGTTGCCTGACCAGCCTGACAACACAAGCGGTGTGACAACAGCCAAAAATGTCATACCTGCTGCAAGAGGGTATCGTGGTTTACAAGACCTATCCCAATACAGCAATGCTGCGGATAATAGATTAAGAGGAATATTTGCCGCTAAAGATGATACTGGCGACCCTAAGATATTTGCAGGTGATGTTACAAAATTATATGAATTTACAAAAGCAAATTCTAATTTAACAAATATATCAAAAGCAGGAAATTACAACTCATTAGGTAATGACGATATATGGAAGTTTATTGACTTTAGTGGTTATGTTATTGGTGCGTCAGGGCATAACAATATACTGCAAGTATATGATAATGGCACAAGTTCATTATTTGCCGACATAGCAGGTAGCCCTGCTGCTAAACATATAGCAGTTGTAGGTGATTTTGTTTTTACAGGTAATGTTAAATATGGTGGCAACACATATCCAAATCGTGTGTACTTTTCCTCACTTGCTTCTCATACAGGTTGGACAATAGGCACAGACCAATCCGATATACAAGATATATTTGATATGGGAGATATTACAGGTATTGTTGGTGGAGAATACGCTACTATACTTTGTGAAAGAGGTATAGTGCGTGGGTCTTATGTTGGCACACCACTTATATTCCAATTTGATAAAGTGCAAACAGGCTTTGGTTGTAACTATCCAAATTCAGTAGCAAGTGTTGGTGAAACTGTCTTTTATTTATCAGATGATGGTTTTTATCAATTTGATGGACAAAGAAGTACGCCAATAGGTGCGGAAAAAGTAAATCGTTTTTTCTTTGATGATTTTACAATACGAAACAAAGGCAGAATATCTACCGCTGTTGACCCTACAGAACAAATAGTTGTGTGGTCATATACATCAGGTAGTTCTAATGATGATACACCTGATAGATTATTAATTTATAATTATGCGTTAAAAAGATGGTCGTATGCAGAATTAGACTGTGAACTTATATCACCATTTATGACTATTAATTATACTTTAGAAGAATTAGACGCTATTAGCACATCATTAGATGGATTACCTGCCTCACTTGACTCATCAATCTATATTGGTGGTCAATTTATCTTTGGTGGTGCTAAAGACAAAAAGTTACACACCTTTAGTGGTATTAACAAAGAAGCCTTAATTGAAACTGCTGATTTAGACACAGGTAATGGTCGTACAAGCGTTATAACGAATGTTATACCTTATGTTGAGATAGTAAGCGGCACGACACCATCTGTTACAGCGCAAGTATCGTCAAGACGCAGACAAGTTGATGATGATAGTTTTGGCACAGCAAGTACCTTGAATGATGATGGATATTGCAATGTAAGGTCAAATCAAGGTAGGTATCATAAAATAAGGTTAAATGTTTCAGGTACTTGGAAATATATACAAGGTGTAGAAATAGAGGCAAAAACAACAGGTAAACGATAATGGCTGATAATCAGTTTAAACGACTAGCTAATCAAGGTGGCAACCCAAGACAAGTTGCAGAAGTTGTCAATAGGGTTCTTGATGGTGGTTTAAACTGTACAGGTTCAGTAACCTTGCAAACCTCATCTGCAACAACTGTTGTAAGTGATGTGCGTGTAGGTGAAAATAGCGTGATAACCTTTATGCCAAAAGATACTAATGCTGCTGCCGAATTAACAGCTTTGTATGTATCAGCAAGAACGAATGGAACTTTTACAATAACGCATAACAATAGTGGAACAACACGAGCCTATGAATACATCATCATTGGATAAAGAAGCGTGGTTAAAATCACGCAAATACATACTAGAAGCCTTAGAACAAGGCATAGATAGCCATAGTGAAAAAGATGTATTTTATGCAATAGCAAGGGGTGATGCTCAATTATGGACAGGGCAAAAATCTGCTTGTGTAACAGAAATAGTCACATACCCTAACTTTAAAATGATACGATTTTGGTTAGGTGGTGGTAATTTAGAAGAATTAAAGGAAATGGAAAAACCAATCTGTGAATGGGCTAAATCCATTGGTTGTAAAAAATCAATGATATTAGGTCGTAAAGGTTGGTCAAAAATTAAACACGAAGATAGAACCTACAAAGATGTAGGCACAATTTCAATAAGGAGTATATAATGAGTTTAGGCGGAAGCGAACAAACAGGAGTACAGACAACAACTGTGCTGCCACCTGCGTATGTGTTACCACAATTAGCGTATGGTGCAAATGAAGCTCAAAGAATGTATAGTGCAGGTACTGGTTTTGGCTATTATCCTGAAAATACAGTAGCAGGATTTAGTCCAGAACAACAAATGGCTATGACGCTGCAAGGTAATCGTGCCTTATCTGGTAGTCCTATAACACGAGAAGGTCAGTCATTAGGTTTAAACACTTTGCGTGGTGATTTTTTAGGAAGCAATCCTTATTTTAAACAAGCTGTATTAGACCCAATTACAGACCAAGTGCAAGGTCAATTTAGTCGTGCAGGGCGTTTAGGTTCTGGTGCAAATCAAAATGCTTTAACTCGTGCATTGTCAGCACCATTAATGCAAAACTATGAAAACGAAAGACAAAGGCAAAGCAATATGTTGGCTAATGTACCTGCCCTTGCTAACCAAGATTATACTGATTATGCACAATTAGCGGCAGTTGGACTAGACAGACAACAACAAGCACAAAGACAAATTGAAGCTAATAAAGCTCGTTTTGATTTCTTACAATCTGCACCACAACAAAGACTAGGTACTTTCTTAGGAAACTTAAACGCTGCAGCAGGACAAGGACAAACAACAAACCAACCTTTATATGAAAATAAAAATGCTAATGCTTTAGCAAATACAGCCACTTTACTTGGTATTATTAAAGAATTGAGGGGTTAAATATGACTTTGTTAAATAATAATGTAACAGGTGGTAAGCTAGGAACAATTACCAATAACAATGAAGAAGAAAAAGGTTTAAGAGGTTTATTAGGTAGATTAGATAGTCAAGGTTTATTAGCTTTCGCTGCTGCTTTACAAGAACAAGCTGCTCCCTCTACAACGCCACAAGGCGGTTTAAGATTAGCTGCACCTATGTTGGCTTACAAACAAGCAAATCAACAAAAACTACAAAAAGAAGCATTAGATAAATTATTTAAGGACAGAGGCATACCTAAAAATTTACCTACTGATGTTGCATTAAAATTATTAGGAGATGGCAAACAAAGTTTATCAAACATACAAAAAGAACATCAACAATTTTTAAATACATATAATTTAACCACAAATGATGTAGATATAGTTGAATTTCAACAAATGATAACAAACCCTAATTTTGCTAACAAAAAAATGCAACAAATAAAGAATAGAATAAAATTAGAACAAACACCTATTAATCAAAATACAGATATTTTAGGTATTTTTGCCGACACAGGCAGTCAATTAGGGTCAGTTGCTGATAGTGGAACACCAACTAGAAAAGTTACTAATAACCAAATATCACCAACAGGTGGTGAATTAGGA